TATGAAAAATGGGCTCGTGGAGGTTCTCGTTACACAGAAACTTTGCGAGTGATGTTCAATGTCATATCTCCTGATGCTCGCCTTCAGCGTCCTGAGTACCTTGGTGGTACTCATTCTCGTGTCAACGTCGTACCGACGGCTCAGACTAGTAGCACCGATGCTGTGTCTCCTCAGTCTAATTTGTCAGCTTTCGGCGTTCTTGGTGATTCTGCCCATGGATTCAACAAATCGTTTGTTGAGCACGGTTACGTTATCGGTCTTGTCTGTCTCCGCGCTGATATTACTTATCAGCAGGGATTAAATCGTATGTGGTCGCGTCGCCAGTTGTTTGATTTCTACTGGCCCACACTTGCTCATTTAGGTGAGCAGGTTGTTTATAACAAAGAGATTTATGCCCAAGGCACGGCTGATGATAACGGCGTTTTCGGTTATCAGGAACGCTATGCTGAGTATCGTTATAAGCCCTCGATGATTACCGGCAAGTTACGTTCTACTGATGCACAGACGCTTGATGTTTGGCATTTAGCGCAGAAGTTCGACTCTCTGCCTAAACTTAATCAAGACTTTATCGAGGAAAATCCCCCGATCGCTCGTGTGATTGCTGTTCAGAATGAACCGCAGTTCTTTGCGGACTTTTGGTTTGATTTGAAGACCTCTCGACCTATGCCGGTTTATTCTGTTCCCGGATTAGTCGATCACTTCTAATTTCGATAGAGCCGGGTTATTCTGTTTTTACCGAGCCGACGCCCGCAAGAGGCAAGCGGGGCGATGGTAAACACGGAAATAACCCGGCGATCCAACTCTGTGAAAAGGACTACAAATTATGGGTTTATTTAGTTCTATCGGTAATGCGATTAGTTCGGTTACGAAGCCCGTTTCTAGTTTCCTCTCTGGTTCTGGAATTGGTGATCTTATGGGTTTCGGTTCCGATGCCTTAGGTCTCTATAACGATTTGACTGGCAATTCTGCGAAAGTGCAAAAGAAGTTGATGGCTTATCAGGCTCAGCTTCAAAATGAATCGTGGAAATACCAGATGTCTAATCGCCATCAATTGGAGGTTGGAGATTTAAGAAATGCTGGTCTCAATCCTATTTTGTCTGCTAATTCTGCTGGTAGCGTTGCTGCTGGCATTCCTAATGGTGCATTGGCAGATTCTGATAGTGCTCGTTATGGCGCTCGCTCTTCTGCCGCTTTAGCTCGTCAAAATGCGGCTCAGGTTGCTTCTTTAATTCAAACTAATGCTAGTACTCAGGCTCGAAATGAGGCTGAGGCTAAAGCCGCGATAATGAATGCAGAGAGTAATCGAATGTCGGCGGTAGCCGGTGCTAATCGTAATAATGCGGAAGCCGGTTATGCGGCAGTTAGGTCTAAGAATGAGTCGCTTTATCCGAGTAATCAGCCTATGCCGTTTAAGTATTTTAATTCTGCAAAAGGTATGGTCGATTCGATTGAGGATTTTTTAGATCGTCGTTATGGATTGCCCTCTAACGCTTCTCCTGAGCGTAGGAAACGTTATGAGGTGTATATCAATGGAGTAGGTAGTCGGCATTAAGAAAGTCGCTCATAGAGCGTTTTTGGAGCTTATAGGAGGATTTATGAAAATAACGACAGATTGGTTAGATCAATTCTTTAATATCTTTTCTAAGTTAGGTAAAATGCTCTTGTATCTTTATCAACTTTTTAGAGGAAAACTATGAGACGCCGTCGTTTATCCCGCAGAACTTCCCGCCGTTTTTTCCGTAAAGGACTCAAGGTTCGCCGTCGTAACCTCCGTGCGAGACCAATGAGAGGCGGATTTAGAATTTGAGGTTTCACGTGGAACGGAAGGCGTCACTAAAATGGCGCCTTTTTTTTATGACTTGTTACCACCCAATTACTGCGTATTGGAGCAGGACGCTTAAAACGAAATTAGGTACTCCTGCCATTACGTTTAAATACTCAGATGCTGATCCGGAACTTGGAGAGTTTCAAATTCCGTGCGGTCAGTGTATTGGTTGTCGTTTAGATCGCTCGCTGGATTCTGCCGTGCGAGCTCATCATGAGAGTTTGTTATATGATCGAAATTACTTTCTTACCCTCACGTATAGTCCGGAGCATTTGCCTCCTTTTGGTTCTCTTATTCCTAGGGACCTCACTCTGTTTTGGAAAAGAATCAGAAAGCGTGGAATTAACCTTCGTTACATGGCTTGTGGAGAATATGGGAGTACTTATGGTCGTCCCCATTACCACGCTATTATTTTTAACTTGCCTCTTCTCGAGCTTCGTCAAATTGGAACTACCAAAACTGGATTTCCTACTTTTGTTAGTGACTTATTTGCTGAATGCTGGCCTTTTGGTTTCCATACTCTTAATTTCGTCTCTTTCGAATCATGTGCTTATGTTGCCCGCTATGTGACTAAGAAAATTCTTGGTGATGGAAAACAGGTTTATGAGAAATTCGACCCTGAGACTGGTGAAGTCGACTGTAGAGTTAAAGAGTTTTCCCGCTGGTCGACCAAGCCTGGAATTGGCCATGACTATTTCATGAAGTACTGGCGTGATTTCTACAAAATTGATTGTTGTCTGATTAATAACAAGAAATTTAAGATTCCCAGATACTATGATCGTTTACTCTTAAGGGAACACCCTGATGTTTTTGAAATTGTTAAGCAAAAACGAATACTTAGCGCACAAGATTACCGCTTGACACCAGACGCTCAAAAGAGTAGATTATTGGTCAGAGAGGAAGTTAAACGTTTACGAGCCGAGCGTTTACTTCGACCCTATGAGGCTCAAATTACGGAGTATTTAGAAAATGTCTGAAAAAGTTTTAGTTTCTGTTTATGACAAGGTTTCCAATCTTTATTCGCCAGTCATGACTGAGGTTAATAGAGAAAGTGCTATTCGAAATTTTAAGATTGGTGCTCGTAATAATCAGCAAATTTCTGCTTGTCCTCAGGATTATGAATTGCGCTTTCTTGGTTATTTCAATGATGAGAGTGGTTGTGTCTATTCTCAGAGTGAACCTGAAATTCTTTTTGAAGCAAAAGATCTTTTCCCTACTGAATAGTTTGAGTACAATTAAAGAGCTCTCTATTCTCTGAGGCCACCCGTAGGTTTACCGATGTCGGCCCTACGGGTTTTTTTCAACAGAGGTGTTTATGCCTAAATTCTTTACTAAATACACTCCCCCGAAGGTTCCCGGCTTCTCTTCTGACCAGCCGAGCAAGGTTCAAGAGCAGTTTGCAGATGCCTGCCAGACCGATACCATCATTCGTAAGTACAACATGATGGGCGTTAATCCGTTTATTGCTTCCGGCGGAAGCCAGTATTTGGATACCACTCAGATTCCTGAGTTTTTTGTCGCTCAGAATGCTCAGGTTAAAGTCAAAGAGTATTTCGAGGGTTTACCTTCGGACATTCGTCTTGAATTTAATAACGACCCCATGCAGTTTGCTGAGGTCGTTTCTGACCCGCAAAATGCTGACTACCTCCGAGAGATCGGAGTTCTTGCACCCCTCTCTGCTGAGAAGGAGGGTGAAATACCCTTCGCTCAGCAAGGGGATAATTCCGAAAAGGCCCCCCACGCAAGTGAAGGTAGTGATCTTTTTGCTCAGAAAGAGGCTGGAAAGCCTGTTTCTTCTGAAAAATCAAATGGTTAATTCCCACCTGGCACAGTCGCCTACTTGTTGTAACTGTGCCAGGTGACACCAAGCGATTTTTCGGCTTGGTGAAATTTCCAACTTTTTTCTCATTTTTAAGGATTAAAAAAAATGGCTAAAAATAGTGCTCGTTCCCACAGAAAAACCAATCGTTTTTCTCAGATTCCTAATTCACCAATTCAGCGTTCTGTATTTGATCGTTCTCATGATTACAAGACGACGATGGACGCCGGTTATTTAATTCCGTTTTTTGTGGATGAAGTTCTTCCGGGAGATACCTTTAAACTCCGTGTGAATGCGTTTGTCCGAATGAATACGCTTATTTCGCCATTCATGGACAATGTGTTTATGGATACCTTCTTCTTTTTTGTTCCGACCCGTCTCGTTTGGGACAATTGGCAAAAATTTTGCGGTGAGCAGAAGAATCCTGGAGATTCCACGGATTTTCTAATTCCGTCTTTGTCCGGAACTAATACGTTCACGAACGGTTCTATTTTCGATTACATGGGTCTTCCTACTGGCGTCGCATTAGACCCTGCTAATACGCCTATTAACGCTCTTCCATTTAGAGCTTATAACCTTATTTATAACGAATGGTTCCGCGATGAGAACCTCATTGATTCGATTCCAGTTTTAACAACCGATGGTCCTGACCCGGTTTCTAATTACACACTGAGAAAGCGAGCAAAGCGGCACGATTATTTCACGAGCGCCTTGCCGTGGCCTCAAAAAGGCCCTTCCGTGGAAGTTGGCCTGTCTGGCAACGCCCCGGTTAAAGGATTTGATCAATCTTCAAGTTGGTCTTTCGGTACTTCTAATGGTTCCAATCCTGATGGTTATTTAGCTGGTATTGGTACTAAATATAATGGTCCTGATTCTGATATCTACCTCAGCGGTTGGATTAATCAAAATATGTTTTCGACCCCTAACCTTGGTCCTGGTGTTCAATTTGAGAAACTTGGTTCTTATGGTAATCAGCCTCTTGTTATTCAAGACCCTAATCACGATTTAAATCAACATCGTATTACTGGAATTTTCGGTAAAGATTTTTCTTTCACAGGTGCTCTCACTCCTACGACGCCTAATTCTGTTTATGCGGACCTGTCCGGAGTTAATGCCATCACCATTAACGATTTGCGTCAAGCCTTCCAAATTCAAAAATTCTATGAAAAATGGGCTCGTGGAGGTTCTCGTTACACAGAAACTTTGCGAGTGATGT